GTTTTCGGGCGCTTTCACGTACGAGCTGCCTCCGGACTTTATAAGTCGGAGCGTTATCGGACGTTACGCGCTCATCGCCAACAAGGTTTTTGGCGTTACACTGACACCAGAAGTTATCTGGAACTTGACCCCCTGGAGCTGGGCCCTCGATTGGTTCACCAACACGGGAGATGTTATTTCTAATCTCACCGATTGGGGGACCGAGGGCCTGATTATGCGGTATGGTTATATGATGGAGCATTCCATCGTTAAGGATAGCTATGCCCTGACGAAGTCCGGCCATCGTGGCCTGGGTGCTTCGTCGGTCGCCAACCTGACCTTCGTCACAGAGACGAAGATAAGGAGGCGAGCGAATCCCTTTGGTTTTGGCCTTACCTGGGACGGCTTGTCGCCGCGCCAGTTGGCCATCGCTGCAGCTTTGGGACTTTCCCGGAGCTGAAGACAGATGTTGCACCTGTCGTCAAACACCCGGTCAGACCTGCTGGCCGCGTTGAAAGGAGTTCGCTTGTATGAGCCTACCTGATCCACTGTCCATCACCGTTTCGGGCACCACGACCTCGTTGCCTCGGACATCGTCCGGGACCGACAAGGCCGAGTACCGTTCGGCAGATGGGCTGATGAAGTTCACGGCCGCACACTCCTACGGGAGGCGTGCGCGTCGCGTGCTCCGGCTTGACCATTCGAAGGTCGGAGCTTCGCTTCTGGTGCCAAGCCAGAACGAGGTGTTCTCCACGAGTGTTTATCTCGTGATGGACCACCCAACGTTCGGCTACACCGCTGCGGAGCTCCTGGCTATCGAGGAGGGCTTCGACGCCCTTCTCGATGCGAATACCAACCAGCTCGTCACCAAGATGCTCGGTGGCGAGTCCTGATGCATCTGTATATCCGTGGGCCGGCACCTATGCCGGTTCCTACGGGCAGCTGCAATATCAGGGTCTATGGATGGAAGAACTGAATCCACCCCAAGACGGTTGGGAGAGCAAACACCGTAGCCCACGGACCTGCGCGTTCACTGTAATAGTGAGCACTACGGCCGTGTGGGTAACGGTTCTAGCTCTGGTCAGTTTCGTTTCGGATCGACGAATCTTAATCGATCCGGACACCCGGTTGAAAGGGTGCCCCCAAACTCAGGGGACGGAACCAGGAACCGCTCAACAAGCCAGGAAGAATCCACCTCTATTAGGAGGAAGTTCTGAAAAGCCTGTTGAAACTCTGGAAGGAGCTGGCCGTTGAATTAGCCAGCTTATGTTGCACTAGCGCCAACCGTGACATCAAAACCGTCACGGCGCGGTGCGAACATGAGGGTGTGTCGTTTCTGACGATCACCCTTCCGACCTACGGAAAAGACTTCGAAAGGAGTCTGGACCGGGGACGGGTAGAGCGCGACCTGTTCGCCGGCTTCGGCTGGCAGGCAGGGCTCCCCGCATTACTGGGGGGTTTCCTCGCTCGCGTGTTCGACCGCAACACTGGTGTTCTGGTCGACGACCCTTGTATAGAGTCCGTTCGAGCCATTCGTCAGCTTACGCTGATGTTCGGCAAGATCGAGCTCGATTGTGCTCCGCACAGGGTGCGTAAGGCACTCCGAGAGTACGTCGATTGTGAAAAGGAAGTTGTAACTGCTAACTCCCTTCTTCTGGGATCGCCCGAGCAATTGGACGATTTCAGGAGGATGAGTAAGTTACTGTTTGGTAAGGTGCTCGATGACGTAGAGGGAAACCTCATGCGTGGGGAGTATCTGCCCAAGCACGGGCCAGGAGCTACGGCCGATCGTCTGGTTGGTAACCAGAAGTACGGTCTGAATACCTGGCCTCGCCGTCTGGAGCCGTATTTTCCTTTCTTGGAGAATGTGGTGCCTAGCTGGTCCTTGATGAACTTGAGGAATCAGCTAGACGGTGTGGACTTTCTTGAACCTGGGCGGGAACTGCCTGTGAAGGTGGTTACCGTTCCTAAGACGCTGAAGACACCACGAATCATCGCGATTGAGCCTACTGCAATGCAGTACTCGCAGCAGGCCATTATGCGACTCATCGTGGATGCGATCGGGCATGATCGAATCGCCCGACGCGTTGTAGGATTCGATGACCAGACGCCTAACCAGCGTATGGCCAAAGAGGGCTCCTCTACGGGGGAGCTAGCTACGCTCGATTTGAGCGAAGCATCCGACCGTGTCTCCACCACGCATGTAAAGGCTCTGCTCCATGACCACCCGTACTTGTACGGTGCGGTGATGGCGTGCAGGTCCTCGAAGGCGTGGGTACCTGAGTTGAAACTAACGTTTCCTCTCAAGAAGTTCGCGTCTATGGGTTCGGCTCTCACGTTTCCAATCGAGGCGATGGTCTTTACGACCGTAGCCTTCCTGGGAATTGAGCGAGAGCTCAGAAGCCAGCTCGACGGCTCTCACTTCATGTGGGAGTCGGAGATGCACCCAAAGCAGCTGTTAGGCTTAAAGGGTGTGGTGCGTGTCTATGGGGATGACATAATTGTCCCCACGGATTATGTGCACTCAGTCGTTCTTGCACTCGAGACCTTCGGGTTCCGGGTTAACAAGGCCAAGTCTTTCTGGACTGGAAAGTTCCGGGAGTCTTGCGGGAAGGAGTACTATGCGGGCGAGGACGTATCAATAGTCCGAGTTCGCAACATACTTCCGACACGACTGACAGACGTTGAGGAAATCCAGTCGATGGTATCGTTCAGGAACCAGCTTTACCTTGCTGGCTACTGGCGGACCACCGCCTGGTTGGATTCCGAGATAAGGAAGATTATCACTTTCTTCCCTACGGTCTTGGAGTCCTCTCCTGTGTTGGGTCGTCTTTCCTTTCTCGGCTTCCAAACCGATAGGATGGATGATAACCTCCACAGCCCCATGGTTAAGGGCTGGGTGGTGAAGTCGCGGCTTCCCGAAAACCAAATCGGGGGGACGCGCGCCCTCACCAAGTGCCTCCTGATGCTTGAGCGCTCGCGCGCAACAGCATCTTACGGACCTCAGCCGGGTTCGGACAAGCAGCACTTGGAACGCTCTGGGCGTCCCTCAGCCGCCAGCATGAAGCTG